AATCTTGTTTTAGTTATAAAAAAAAGTAAGTTGAATTTTTTACATTCCTCGGTAGCTCAGTTGGTAGAGCAGTTGACTGTTAATCTGAACAATTCTAGCCTCATCATTCTTGTGTCGGTTGTTATATCAACCAACTAGGAAAGGCTTGCTTTATGTTCTTACTTTCTCATAACATCTTGGAGAATTTGATGTGTAGGAAATATCTTCACTATAATTCACTATGTTGTTTCACTTTAATAAATAGTGAACACTTACTAGGTGTTATAATAGAGGAAATAACTCTTGGAAAGTTATCTCATAAAGCTATTAAATATCTATGACAATATCTTATAGAGTTACACCAAAAAATGGTAAGTGGATTATTCAATCTACTGCTGACAGAAAAACAATCAAAGTTGATGGATCTCCATTTACTAAACAGACAGACGCAAAAGCAGCTTTGTTTAAATTAGTATCTGGTGGTAAATCAGAGACAACACCAGGCATCACATTCGTTGATGCTTTCCTTAAATTTGCTGAATTAAAGTTAGCTTTAAAGAATGACAATAACAGAGTAACAGCTCATTCATTAGCAAGATATATGACTACTTATAATAAAAGGATTATTCCTTATATGGATAAGACAGTTTTATTATCTAATTTTAGACTAGGCGATATGGAAGCTTTTTTAAAGAAAGCTTTTGATGACAAAGTTACATTTAAAACTTTAAGAAATGCAGTCAAAGATATTAAACATTTTTTAAAGCAAGCTAACATGAGAGGTTGGAAGCCATGTAGAGACTTGGAAACTTTTAAGATCTATGATTATGATTATGTCATACCTAAAGATGATGACGAAATTAAAAGAAAACCTACTAATGTTTTAAGCCAAGAGTTATGCTTTAAATTAATTACTAATGCTTATCTTCATTGGAAAAATTCAAATAATTTAGACAGAGATGCAGCTTACAGATTTGCAATCTTTTCTATGATGTTTATGTTTGGATTAAGACCATCTGAAATGCAAGGCTTAAAAAGATCTTCTATTAACCTGGATGCTAAAACATTAAAAGTTGAAGGTGTTTGGATAACAGCTGAAGGTGGTTATCTAAATAGGTTAAAAAATGATGGTAGCAGAAGAACTTTAAATCTTGATGATGATAATATTAAATTTTTAAAAATGTGGTTTTATTATCTTGATGGATTAGAAAAAAATAATCCTTTTGTGCTACCAGCTATCAGATTAAATGGTCCAGCAAGTTACAAATATATTAACAATCAAGTTTGGAGAGGTTATTCTGAAGAAGGATTAGCTGATTGTACATTTAAAAGAGATGGAACTGTTGTAATAAATTCATCTGCATTAAAAGGTCATCCAATGAAAACTTTTAGACATAGGTTTTGTACTAAACTTATGAAAGCTTTAAGAGATCAAGACATGGACCAAAACGAAGTTAAGGCTCAAGCTGGTCATGTTAAATTTACAACTACTTCAGAAATATATGGAGATCATCTTGTAGATATATCTAAAGATGACCAAGCAAGAATTGCTAAAGCAAGAGGCAAACATCTTGGAACTTCAATAATTTCACAAATAATCGATAAATAGTTAGGTACAGAAGTTCATAGAGGCTGCAAGATCGCAGTCTCTGTGGCTCTGTGTAGGTTTTATTTTACAAATATTGTAGGAAAAACGACATTATGATTAACATCATAAGAAAAGCGATAGGCATCACTTCTTTTTTAACAGCTCTGCTTGAAGGTGTTCTTTAAAAATAGCATTCTCTTTTTTTAATTCTTCTTTATCTTTATTTAATTTACTCACTTCTTTATGTAGTTCTCCATTCATATACTTATGCTGCTTCTCTATATTAGCCATTTCAGCATTATCTTTTTCTAACTTTTCTATCTTCTGATTTAATGCAGCGATAATATGCTGGTGTTTTCTATCTAGTATTATCTTCTCTGCTATTTTAATTTTCATCTTTTCTTTTTGCAGTTTCTGTATCTGCATCTTCAATTATCTCATCATAAACCAGGTCATATAATCCATTAGGATTTTCAACAAAGGCTATCTCTTTTTTAGTTTCTTTAATTAACTCCTTACAATGATCTTTAGCTTGTTCTAAAACGACAGTTAAATTAGGAAAATTAGAAGGATATACTCCATAGATATATAGATCATTTATAGCTGCTGCTACTCTACTCAATCCTTGGTATCTTCTTTTTAATCTTTGAACTTTACTGTCTATTGGCAAGTCATGTCGTATTTCACTCATTAGATTTTTTCCATTTTGTATTATTAACTTTAACTTCTATTTCTGTTACCTCCTGGGTAAGAGGCTCTGTTCCTTCAGTAGCTTTAGCTTCACTTTCAAAAGTTTCTTCCAAAACAAATGCCGCTTCTCCAGTTATAGTTTTAATTATTTTTGACATATCTCTTTTCAAGCTCTGTTATTTTTTCATAAGCTCTAGTAAGCTCAAGATTAGTCTCATCAAGATCGCCTTTAAGTCTTGCAAACTTATCGACATCTTCGCCATAAGGAATTGCAATATCATGAGGTCTAGTAACACTCTCAACAACATTGCCTTTGTTCCTGGTTGACTGAAGTAATGGAACATTATCGCTTAAACAAACTGCAATAAGTTCTCTACTTCCACCAACTTTAGGCTCATGCCATAAGCTAATCATAAATTTACAATCAGCATCTGGATAATCTTGCTCTTCAATATCAATGTGAAAAAATGGAGATCTGTATATAGCCATTATTTGTCCTCCAGTATTGCATCATAAGTAGCTTGCATCTTTGGATCATTTTCTAATGCTCCAGATCCTGGCGGATACTCATCGTCAAACTCTTCATACTTTGTGGCATCAAATGATGGTGCTGTATTTAAAGCTTCATTAGATTTTGTAGATCTATGAATAAAAGTTGGATCTACTAAATCATCTGTTTTAACTTTATAGAAATCTGCAATATGTTTTAATCTGTATGCAGAAGGAATAATATCTCCAGCCTCATACTTTTGAACATTTTGATGACTAACTCCTAAATGATAAGCCAATGACTTTTGAGGCATTCCAAACTTTAATCTGCAAAATCTCATATTAGATCCAAGCATTTCACAAAAAGTTATAAACTTCTGGTCTCTAATTACTTTCACTATTGACCTCCATAAATTGTTTTATTTGTGTTTTAATTGCTGGAACATTTAGCTCTGGTGTTCTTTCAGCTGTTGCTGCAAAACATGCGTTAGGCATCTGTTGGAACTTTGTATGAAGATTTAGGAAATAACCTATCTCTCCATCATTAGTATTTTTCTTTTTTAAATACCAAGCGGTATTATCTAGTCTTGTAAATGGACCAGTATCTTTATTTAAGAAAGCTTCTTTGTCATAAGAAATATAACTTTCTCTTTTTTTTCTACTCATATTAAATCCTCCATAGAGTTTCTGATTAATGATGTTGCAAGAACAGAAATTAGTCTGCTTGCTACGATTGGGGGATGCTCTATTGCTTCGCCATAATTTGATAATGCTGATAATTCTTTGTGTGTGATTGGATGCTTATCCCAGTCATTTAAGCTCATTTTGTAAGCTGCACTATGTAATAGTCTTGCAACTTCTTTTTCTCTTTCATCTAATTTAGGATTATTAGTTCCTGGAAATTGGATTACATTATTGAGGATCTTTTTTTCGTAATTCATTTTTTAACCATTCCTTATATTCGGCTTGAAATTTGTCATCTTTTTCAAAAGTCGATCTACCATTTAGTTCTTGGTTTAGCTTCCATACCAAGTAACTCATCGGTATCGATCTCTTCTGATTTTTCTTTGTGCATGTCATGTGCTTGAACGATGTATGCCAAAGCATCATCGTAACTATCTTCTTTAAATTTGTGTGTGGCTCTAATTAATTTTGCTTGAGCATAAAGTAATGGAACTTGCCATCCTTCGATTGGTGCGATTAAATGTTTGTCCAAGATTATGGACCATGAAGAAGCAATCTTATTCATATTCTCTTCGAATGATCCATATTGATCTTGTCTGGAACTTTCTAGTTCCTCCAGGCGGTTATGAAGTTTTTTTCTTGGCATCCTTACCTTTAAAATCCTCATGACCTCTTTGAACATAAAACTCAACAGTCTTTGACATACTTATCGGTAGCTCAAATCTTTTTTGAGAAAGCTCTTCAAGTAACTGATAAGTCTTGATGTTGATTGCAACTGATTTGAATTTATCTGGGTCCATCTTTAAGCCTCCAACTCACTTGGGTTGAAGCTTGTATCAGCAGCTCCACCACCATTAGCTTCATCGGCTAGTTCAACTCTGTAAAAGGTATAAAATTCTGTACCTTCAGCCATCTTGCCTTTGCCGCTAGCTTTTTGTTTGTAAGCTCCGAAACGATGCTTAACTCCATCAACAACGATTGTTCCTGACATATCGTATGACTGTGGAGATTTTTTATTTGTTGCTATAAAAGCAGCTCCAAGATCTGGTCTGTCTTTTTTAGCTTCTGTATTAAAATCATCTGACATTAAATAACTCCTTTGGTTTGCAGATTGGTTTTGTGTACTTGGAAATCTTCCATAAAGGTGGTGTAGGCAATCGGATTTTTAATCTTCAGATCTCCTAACATTGCTTTATTTTTAGACAACCATTCTTGATAAGATCCTTTGTGAGACACAGCTTCTAATTCTTTTAAAGCTGTTTGGATCTTTTTGTCTTGCTGCACTATTGCAGCTGAAACTTCTTCAGCAGATGCAATTCCATCTGAAATAAAGCCTAGGAAAGCAAGAGCTCTACCAGTAGCAGAGGTTTCGCAATTCTCTAAAGCGGAAGTTTGATTTATTTTTGATGCTGACCTTTTCTCTTCAGCATGACCAGTAGATACATGAACACCATCAATATAAATATCCGATGACATCACTACTGTATTTACATCGATACTTACTATTTTAGTTACAATATCTAATGCAGTTCCAAGAACTCTTCTTGCAACAGCTACTCTTAATGCAACAGTAGCATAGCTTTTTCCATGTATTGGGATTGTTTGTCCATCTAATGATTTTTTAAATTCATTAACAGCCTGGACTAGCTTATCTTTTATATCAGCCATATAGTTATTCCTCCTACGATTAAAATAAAGAGAGCCGATAAAATTCTTCTCTTTACTTGTTGCTTATGTTGGTCCAATTTTCTTTGGATATAAAATTCTTCTAACTTCATGATAGCTTCCATAACAGTTTAGCTTCTTTTAATAATTCTGGTGGCATTCCATTCCAGGCAAAAGGATGATCTAAATTC